CGGATCTTCTTTATACTCAGATGCACGAGTAAATGGTTTGGTTAGTGCGCTAAAATAACTGTTCCTGGAGGCTCTTATTCGTTCACGTTCGGAGTATTTATCTTCCATGCGCTCTAATTGTTTTACTAATTTCTCCTCTTCTATTCTTTCCTTGGATTTCTTTCTTGGAGCAACAGGCCCAGTTGAAGTATTGATCATTGGATTACCTATGGTGGAGATGTCATCATCATCATCATTATCAACTGGTTTTTCTTTCGGTCGTTCTTTGTATTTCTTTTTCCTCTCTTCTAAATCTGCTCTAAACTTCTTCCTTAAGTTTTTGAAGAGTTCCGGGTTCTTCTCTTCAGGATTTCCTTTGTTCTCATCATCATCATCTTTCTCATCAAATGCAGCCTGAGTTTTCTCTTCAACTTTTTCTGCCTTTTTCTCTTCTACTTCCCCGTCATGTTTTTCGTCAAATATCCCTACTAGCTCTTCGGCTGTAGTCTCTTCGGTTCCTTCTTGTCCATGCTCTTTAGTCTCTTCGACACCTTCGTCGTCTTTGTGTTGGAATGGAGTTATGTTATCGACATGAAAAGGCTCTTGTTCTTTGAATTCATCTAATTCTTTTTCAGTAATTTTCCGGTGAAGTTTATGTCTCATTATACGGTAAGTGCTGAGGCCTTGAATTTCACGGATCAAGAGAGCTTGGTCAATGGCTTGAATATCATTTCCCCGAATGCGTTCATTTAAATGTTGTTCTACTTCTTCAGCTATATTGTTTAAATCTACTCTTGTCAAATCGGCTGGTCTTATGTTCCTATCAACACACATCTCTTTGACTTTACGTCGTTTCATTAACTCCCTAGTTAGATGTATGTAAACAGCATTTGTGGCTGCGTGTTGTTGTCTAGCCAATCTATCACGTTCCTGCTCTTGGCCACGTCTTAATTGTTCATTTGCTCTTCTAATTGCTCTTTGCTCGGCAGAGTAATAATGGAGCCAGGCACGGTATCGCTGACGGGCATGCCCAGTGATGTAATTCACAAACCGGAGCCAGCGGCGATAGAGAAAATTAGAGATGATCTGAGTAGCTAGCATGAATACGATCATATAAAAGAGAATAAAAAGAAGACTTGTGCCGTTGGAAATTAATATACTAAGAAATGATGCTTTTGCTTTAGGAGAATTTAAAGCTCCAATAGAGGGTTCAGAAATGTCAGTGGAATCATCATCATCGAAATCGTCTGAATTATCAGAGTTTTCCTCGCGTTTTATTTCCTGATGATATTCATAGAGAGGAGGCTCATAATTTGGGGTAATTCGATTTAAAATTTGGTTGAGTTTCTCAAGGCAAACATCACTAACAAAATCAACAATGGATGACAAAGTAGCAAGGACGCGTTCTTTGAGTGTAAGTGTACTATTTCTGGTTAAACGAGTATCAAAATTCCACACAAAATCTGTTGCCGATCTAATGTTCTCTGAAGTGAGTTCAAAGGACGAATGGATCGCACGAACAAAACCGAATACTTTGTTGATGTGTGTTGGATTGGCGTGTATAGTAGTCAAGTTGTCTCCTGTAAGTAAGAAGTCGATAATTGTGGATTGAACGGCAGGATCGAGAGGTTCATGAGAATTAATTAGCGGTGTCAAAGGATTAGAAAGATATGGTGTATTTTTGTGATGTGTTGTTTTAAGGTCTGATGTTGTTAAAATAAATGTTTGTGGGCCGATGTTGAAACTGGAATGTATATTGTGGCAATATGGAA